AACCCATAAATTAATGGTGGGGAGGGATATATGGCAAGACTAGACGAAATAACTTTAGGTAAATTTAGTGGTGACACTGATAGAGTCGGTACTTTAGAATCTATCTTTGCTGGTGTTGTTTCAGGTGCCATCGCAATCCCTAAAGGTTTCTTTTCTCTCGGTGCAACATTAATCGATCTTGGTGCGGGTACAAACAGAGCCGCAGAGGTTGAAGCATTCTTTGATGATCTTACAGACTTTGATGAAAAAGCAGAAGCAACAGCTGCAGGTAAGCTTACAGAAGTATTAGTTAACATTGGTATACCTGGTGGTATTGCATTTAAGACTGGATCAAGAATCGCGAAACAAGCCATGGCTGCTAGAAGCGCAGGCACTTATTTTAAACCTAGTAAACAATTTGTAGACGTTGCTAAAGGTGTTGGTGAATTAAATGCTAAAGGTAGAAGAATACAATTCTTAGCAGGAGCTGGTGCTGGTGGTGTAGCAGAAGGTGTCTTTGTTGGTGATGTTGAAGGTATTGGAACATTTGGTGATTTGTTAGGTGGTCCTACAGAAATAAATAGAGAAGAAGATCAAAGGGATCCTGCAAGACAATTAATTAATAGAATTAAGTTTGGAACTGAAGGTGCTTTATTTACAGGATTGCTTGGTGGTTTAGGCACTACGATAAAAAAGTTAGCTACACGATCCGATGATCTTGCTAAGAGTCACAGTAGATTTGATCAACTGTTGTATAAAGTAGCAACAGGACTCAGGGCTCGGGGAAAAGTATCAGAGGACTTCTTTCAACTAGAGAGAACTCAGATAGGAGAGAGATCTGCTGATTTAGTGGGTGCACGAAACATATCTAGAGAGCTGGATAATGACATAGATAAATTATTTTCACCATATAAAACAATCGCAGATAAACAATCAGGTAAAAATAGAGATTTATTATTAGGAGAAATGAATGATGTTTTATTATCTGGTAAACCTACAATGGATGCAGATGGAGTAGTTACATTTGGAAAAATAGATAAAGCATCAAGTGATAGATTAATTGAGACTTTAAAAAAATACGGAGCAACAGATGAAACCATTACAAGTATTCTTGGAAACTTCAGTATAATTAGAGGTAAGTGGGGAGATTTATTTACAAAGTTGGGAAAAACTGCATCTGGTAAAGATCTAGATGAATTTAAAGATTTATTTGGTGGTAAAGTAAAAAGTTGGTTGGGATCAACTTATGATATATTTCAAAATAAATCTATTATTCCATATCTTGCTTATAAACCCACAAGACAATCTGTTGATAAAACTATAAAACTTTTTCAAGATGTAGCAGAACAAAACGGTAAACCTATTACTAGAGAAGAAGCAGAGTATTATGTTAATAACATAATTAAAACAGCTAAATTACCTAAAGGATTTAAAATGGATAAACCATCTGATCCAATATTTTCTGTACCTGATTTTTTTGTTAATAGAACTTCTGCTAAAGATATAACTCAATTTAAAGGTATTGCATCTTTATCTCAATTTACTAAACAAGCAGATAGAGAAGTATTTGAAGAGTTATTAGGTAAAACTAAAAACCCTATGCAAACTATCCTTGGAGGCACGAGTAGATTATCTTTAATAACAAGACGTAATGAATTTTTTGATAGTATAGTAAAAAAATCTAGTGAACTTCAATCTCAAGGTAAAACACCTATACTAGTAGATACTTACGATGATGCGATACGAGAGTTTGGTGATGACTTTAGAAAAATAAATATAGATCCTGCAAAACAATTAGAAGCAGGTTCAACAAATCCAATTAATGGTAAATTTGCAAAAAATGGTGTAGCTGAGGCATTAGAAAAAACAAACGCATCAAATAGAAACACGAGTGGTTTTATGAGAGTTTATGAAAACTTCTTTTTATATCCCAAAGCAACATCACAAATTGCAAAAACAATTTTATCACCAGTAACACACTTACGAAACTTTATTAGTGCTGGTGCATTTGCGGCTGCTAACGGTATCATACCTGCTGTAGATACAGCTGCAGTAAAAAGTGCTTATCAAGCGTTACAAACACCACTTAAAGGAACAAGAATACAAAATGAATTTTATGAAAAACTTTTAAAACTTGGTGTTGTAAATAGTAACGTAAGGTTGGGAGATCTAACGCGGCTGCTTGAGGATGTAAGATTTGGTGAAACTATGACATCAGATAAAGGCATGCGTATGTTATTAAAACCTCTTTCTAAACTAAAACAAACTTCTCAGGATTTATACACAGCTGAAGATGATTTTTGGAAAATATATTCTTGGGCGCAAGAAAAGAAAAGAATAGGTGATTCATTAATAAAAGCAGGAATTAAAAAAGGAGATGAGTTTACAGATGCTGCAGGAAATAGTATTAAATTTACAGATGACTATTTAGAGCAAGAGGCAGCTAATATAGTTAAAAATAATATACCAAATTATGATTACGTTGGTGATTTTATTAAAGGTTTAAGAAAATTTCCTATAGGAAACTTTGTATCTTTTCCTGCCGAAATTTTAAGAACAGGTACAAATATTGTAAGACGTGGTTTAAAAGAAATTAATTACACAGTTACTAGACCAGATGGTACAGTTGTAAAACCTTTTCAAGCAATAGGTCACACAAGATTGTTTGGTTTTGGCGCAACAACTGTAGCTGTACCATATGCAACTGTAGAAGGTTTTAAAGCGTTATATGATGTTTCAGAGGAAGAACTACAAGCAATTAAAAGATATGTTCCAGATTGGTCTAAAAACTCCACTATTGTACCAATTAAAACAAAAGATGGTAAATTTAAATATGTAGATTTCAGTCACGCCAACGCATACGACACCTTAATTAGACCTGTTCAATCTGTAATTAACGCTGTGGCTGAAGGTAGAACAGATGAAGATGGTATTATGGATGATTTTTTAGTTGGTATTTACACAGCAACAAAAGAACTTGGTGAACCATTTGTTAGTGAATCTATTTGGACAGAGGCAGCTGCGGATCTTATTTTTAGAAAGGGTGTAACAAGATCTGGTTCTAGAGTATTTAATCCTGAAGATACTCCAGGAGATAAAGCATCTGCTATTATGAAACATTTAGTTGAAGCACAAATGCCTTTTTCTGCTAGTCAGATTAATAGAATATTTAAAGCAGGATTAAAAGAAGTTGATGTAATTGAAAAAGGTAAGTTTGATAAATATGGTCAAACTTATGAACTTGGAGATGAACTTTCAGGCTTAGTTGGTTTTAGAGCAGTTCAATTAAATCCAGAACGATCACTTAATTTTAAAATTGCTGATTATCAAAAAGGCGTAAGAGATTCTAGATCTTTGTTCACTGCAAAATCTTTACGTGGTGGACCAATAGAACCAAAAGAAATAGTTCAAAATTATATTAATGCCAATAGAGCTTTATATAATACAAGACAAGAGTTCCAAATAGACATTGATGCAGCTAGAACTTTAGGAATTAGTGAAGGTGAGTTATTTACTACCGTTACCGATCGTCTTTCTAAAGTAGACTTTGCAACAATTGATAATGATCAGTTTAGACCATTAGCGATATCGAGAGAAGTACAACAAGCTTTTGCAGAGAACGCTGCAAACATTGGTGTAGACAATCCTTTTCTTGAAGCAGCTGGTGCTATTGCTGAAGTACAAGGTCAACTTAGTGCTTTAAAATTAAGTGATGGTGAATTTCCATTTATAGAAAATCCATTACTGCCAAAAGCTACAATAACTGGCCCAAATACTTTAAATTTACCTGGTATTGATCAAACAATATTGTCTGGAACAGGTAAAAATAATCCTTTTTCTAACTTAACAACACAACAAAAACTAGATATATTATTTAGAAATTAATTATGGCAATAGAACCTAAGAATACAAGAGAACATATCGTGGCCTTATACGGCTACATAACCGGTTTACGTAAGGATGTGTCTTCAATTAAAAATAATCATTTGAAACACATGCATGAAGATATTGATAAATTGGGTGGCAAGATAGATAAAGTCTATTGGGTTCTTTTAGCTACAGTGGGGACTGTGGCCTTATATTTAATTGATAAATTCATTGGATGAAACTAACAGCTAACATAACTCTTGACGAGTTAACTAAAAGTCAGGTTGCGGAACGTAAGGGTATTAACAACAACCCTAATCCACAACAAATTGAAAACCTAAAAGCGTTGGCTACAAATATTTTGCAACCGATACGCTCACACTATGACAAGCCTTTGATCATATCCAGCGGATTTCGTTGTGCAGAACTTTGCATAGCAATCGGTAGCTCAGTTAACTCACAACACGTAGCAGATAACGATGCGGCTGCAGCTGACTTTGAGATACCCGGTGTAGATAACAGAGAATTAGCAAAGTACATTAGATCAGAGCTAGAATTTGATCAATTGATCCTCGAGTTCTACCGAGACAACGAACCAACATCGGGCTGGATACACTGTTCGTATTCTACTAACAATAATAGAAACCAATCATTACGTGCACAAAGAGTTGATGGTAAGACTCAATATAGTCCTTGGTTAGATTAATCTTCTCTATCGTCGTGCCAACGCTCGTTGATTTTAGTAGCCATCCATATAGCAATAGGAATACAGAAAACTAAAGTATACTCCATAGCTTTTTTTGGTGGTATGTCAAAATAATGATTTAATATTGTGGTTATTATAATTGGAGAACAAGCTCCAACCACCATAAGTATTACCATTCTATAAACAAAAGGTGGTTTTAAATCCATTGCTTCAACTCTTCTCCCATAATTTGAGTTGCAATGTTTACTTTCTTTCTTAATGATTTCACTATCTTTTCATCGACAGTATCATCTGCTATCATGTCAACGTATGTCACTGATTTCTTTTGTCCTATTCTATGTGCTCTGTCTTCTGATTGCATTCTTTTTTCTAGATCATATCCGTTAGAGTAATAGATAACATTACTTGCCTGAGTTAGTGTAATACCATAACCACCTGTAGCTGGTGTTCCTATAAAGAATCTACACCCTTCATCTTTTTGAAACTTATCAATATTACTCTGTCTATTTTCAGGTCTAGTTCTACCATAGTAATCGACAATAGAATTATCCCCATACTTCTTTTTTAAATGTTCTACAATTGTCTCTACATCGTTCTGGTAATGTGCCCAAATTACAACCTTACCTTCTATTTCTTCTAGAACATCCATGAGTTCGTCAAGTCTATTACTCTTAATTTTTTGTATTGATCCATCGTCTGCAGTAAAATGTCCACAGGTAATTTGATGTAATCGCATTAGTTGTGTTAATACCGTAGCTGTTGACATCATCTTACCATTCATTTCAGCCAACGCCATTTGTTTCATTTGTTCATAAACTTTCTTTTGTTCTGATGATAACTGAACCGTACGTTTCATGTAGATTTTATCAGGTAAATCTAAACAATCATCTTTTAATACACGATAAGAAAAGGGTCTTAATTTTTCTGATAGCTCATCTAAATTCCTATAACCCACAACTATTTGAACAGATTTACCACCAAAGTTTGCTGTTTTCATAATCGCATATCTAGTTCTAAAAGTGTAATAAGAACCGTGACCCAATAGTTCTTCTTTTAAAAAATCACATTGTTTGTATAAATCTAACGGGGACTTAGTCACTGGTGATCCTGTTAATATTCTTCTGTATTTACTTAAAATAGATAAATTACAAATATTTTTAGTTCTTTTAGCATCTGGATTTTTTATAGTTGTAGATTCATCTACAGCCATCAACGTTCTATGTGAATCTAAAAACTTTTTAGCAAACTCACAACCTTTAGTAGTGCTAAAAGCCTCAACATTCATAATTAAAATATGAAGATCAGTTCCTGTTTCAAACAAACTTTTCAACCGTAGGTTTTGTTTACGAGTAATGTTGGGTTTCCATAATACATTTTTATGTTCAATATGATCAGGTAAATGATCAGGTATTTGATTTAAATACCAAGTTCCTACTACACCCTTTGGTGCCACAATTAAGGCACCATTAATCTTACCTTTGTCATAAAGCATGGCTATATTATCAATCAACACTTTTGATTTACCAGTACCCATTTCCATGAAGTAAGCAAAATACTCCTTATCCCAAGACATGGTCAAAGCTTTGAGCTGGTGCTCATACGGTTGAGTTTTAAACTTATAATTCATCTTTCTATTGACTTAATATATAGGATATATTATAAACAAAGTCAATGGTAGAAAGCATAAATTATTCGGAAGCAAAAAAAGAGAAGTTGCCTACAGTTTATGTATTGCAAGAAATTGCAGGTACAAGAGACGGTAGACCAAAAATAAATATTATGGGTGCATCTCAATACGGTAGAATTAAATTTCTACTTCCTGAGTTATCTCAAATTATTTTTTCTCCGGGTCCATTAGTTTTTAAGTTAAGACAATTACTTAGAGATTATAAACCTACCGATTATTTATTACTAACAGGTGATCCAGCAATAATTGGTGTAGCCTGTTCTATCGTATCAGATCTTACAAACGGTAAATACAATTTACTGAAGTGGGATAAACAAGAAAGAAAGTATTATGCAATTGAAATCAATTTATATGAGAAAGGAGAAGTCAGTGAATAATATTAATTTTGAAAAAGACGCGAAACAAGACTTAGCATCGGCGAATGATGCTAAACAATTATCTGATCAAGTTGTTAAACTTCAAAACCTTGAAGAACAAATTGGTGAGAGAGAAAAAGAATTGAAAGATATGAAACGAGAGGCTGAAAAAGTTTCTGGTGAGGTCATTCCTACTATCATGCAGGAGATGAACATATCTTCTTTAAAATTAGCAGACGGATCTTCTGTTGAAGTTAAACCCGTCTACGGTGCATCTATCCCTGTTGCCCATAGGGAGGAAGCATTTAAATGGCTTCGAGATCATGGTTTAGGGGATCTTATTAAAAATGAGATCACTGTTTCCTTTGGCCGTGACGAAGATAACAAGGCACAGCAATATGCTGTCCTTGCGCAAGGTCAAGGGTATCAACCCGTCCAGAAATTAAAGGTTGAACCAATGACACTTAAAGCACTAGTCCGTGAGCGTATCGAGTCTGGACAAGATATGCCAACGGACTTGTTTAACGTGTTCGCAGGAAACCGAACAAAAATAACAAGGAGTAAATAAACATGAACAAAGAAACGGGAATACAGAAAAAAACTGAAGCCGGTCTTCCTTCAAACATATTTGAAAAAGATGCTGGCGTTGGTTTAGGTAAGTTAGGTCAAGAAGACTTAGCTCTGCCTTTTTTAAAAATCCTTGGACAACTATCTCCAGAGACAAACAAAAGAGATGGTAAATATGTCGAAGGTGCAGAGCCTGGAATGATTTTCAACTCTGTAACAAACGAGTTGTATGACGGAGAGAAAGGTATCAATGTGATACCTTGTTTTTACAAACTCGAATATGTTGAATGGAAAGACAGAGGCGAAGGTCCTGGAGCACCAGTAGCTGTCCATTCATCAACATCCGACATCATTAGTAAAACAAAACCTGATGCAAACTACAAAGATAGATTACCGAACGGTAACTATGTAGAAAAGACTGCAAATCATTTTGTTATTGTTACTGATAAAACACCATGCACTGCTTTGATTTCAATGAAATCAACACAACTAAAAGTTAGTAGAGCGTGGAACTCAATGATGGCAGGTATAAAACTGAAAGGTCAGTCAGGGTTATTCACCCCAGCTTCTTTCAGCCACTTATATAATCTTAAAACCACACAAATGAAGAACGATAAAGGTACATGGTTTGGTTGGAAGGTTAACAAAGTTGGACCTGTATCGGATCAAGCGCTGTATCAACAAGCAAAAGCTTTTTCTGAAAACATTTCTAAAGGTAATGTGAAAGCAAAACACGGCGGAGATGTTGAAAAAGAAAAGGATTCTATAATTTAGATATAACCGTGAGGTTATAGTTTGGGGCGCTGATGGGAGACTCGACGCGCCCCTCTCTTAATTATTTATGGAATTACTTTTTGCAAAATATTTTGCTGGCTATAATCTTGCTTATGGGCAGGCTGACATGTCTCGATTGGAAATCGATCCCATTACCAAGAAACATAAACCAACTTATCGTTGGAACGATGAAGAAGCCACCGCAGATATATACAAGCAACATTTAACAGGAGAAAGATCTATTGGCATCCAACCTTGTAATGAGTCAGGACTCGCAAGGTTTGGTGTCATTGATGTAGATTTCAAAGACTATAAAAATTACGACAGAAAAAAATTCGTAGAGATAATACAAAAAAATAATTTACCTTTAATACCTGTGTTATCTAAAAGTGGTGGCATACATTTATATTTATTTTTAGATACTTTTATTAGTGCAGTAATTATTAGATCTTTTTTAAGCAACCTACTCCCTCTATTCAAATTAAAGCACGACACTGAAATATTTCCCAAGCAAACTAAATTAGTAAAAGATTCTGAGACAGGAAAAATCAACAAAGGTAACTTCATTAATTTACCTTATTTTAAAAAACAAGAAAGAAAAGCAATTAATACTGATGGTACAGAATTTAGTTATGAAGAATTTATAAAAGTTATAGAAGCTAATTTAGTAAAAGAAGAAGATATTAAAAAGATAACAAACAAAATCGAAGCTGAAACCATGGATGGTGTTGATGACATTTTTAAAGATGGTCCACCGTGTTTGGCAGCATTATCCAAAGTAGCAAAGAACGATGACTTTGATGGTAAAGATAGATTTTTATATAACTACCATGTTTTTGTTAAAGCAAAATATGAAGACAACTGGGAGCAGATGGTTATGGATGCACCAGTAAAATTTTTCTCTGGTGCTAATGCACA